ATAGCCAGTGGAACTAGCAGCTCCGTATGAGCCAGTGGAACTAGCAGCTCCGTAATCGCCAGTGGAACTAGCAGCTCCGCAATCGCCAGTGGAACTAGCAGCTCCGTATGAGCCAGTGGAACTAGCAGCTCCGTATGAGCCAGTGGAACTAGCAGCTCCGTATGAGCCAGTGGAACTAGCAGCTCCTTTATAGCCAGTGGAACTAGCAGCTCCGTATGAGCCAGTGGAACTAGCAGCTCCGTAATCGCCAGTGGAACTAGCAGCTCCTTTATAGCCAGTGGAACTAGCAGCTCCGCATGAGCCAGTGGAACTAGCAGCTCCTTTATAGCCAGTGGAACTAGCAGCTCCGTATGAGCCAGTGGAACTAGCAGCTCCTTTATAGCCAGTGGAACTAGCAGCTCCGCAATCTTTATCGCTATCTACCTCTTTTTTCGTTCTTTCCATCGTGTACTCAATAGCAGCTTTCACAAGCCCGGCAATGCTTATCGACGCGCCTATCTTTATCTTTGTTGAAGAAATTTTCGTATCTTCATCACTTTCTGAAATTTCTCCGCTTTGTTCAACTTCGTGATATACACTTTCTGATGGATTATAGTAACTAAAACAATCCAATGGATACGCACAAGCGTGAAATCCAGAACAGCATACTTCCGCTTCTTCTTCTTCGTATTCCTTGCCTTCTTCGTACTGAAAATCTCTACAAGTCATATCTTTGTTGAAAGCTTTATATGATTTAATAACTTCTTCCATCGAGTTCTCTCCTCTCGTCATTTGCAATCTCGCTTTCTTCCTCCATAAAGCTGCTAACAGAAACCTCATAAGCTGTTTTCACTTCTATCTCCCCGGTTTCTAACTTCTTGCAGTAATCTCTTGACTGTATTCTTCCTTGTATGGATATGTGTTTTCCTATTTCAAAGGCAGGAATATATCTTGCGTTCCTGCCCCATGCAATACACGGAATGTAATCAGCCTTTCCATAAGGGCGATTTACCGCAAGCAGGAAATCGCATATTTCTCTACCAAGTGGAGTCACTCTGCGCACGGTCTCCTTGCAGATATATCCGTCAAGATGGATTTCATTCAAAAAACCCGGTTGTTCCTCAATTTCGTAATGTTGAGCAAAAACATATACAATATGCTTTCTTTTGCCATCAACATTCTTATCATGCGTTCTCATTTCTCCAAAAACTCTAACAACAGATTCTTCAATATCATCCTGCATTACTCTTTCTGAAATGATAACCGGAATGGTATCTATGGTTCCGCTCCCTCTGGCAATCTCAAGATACGTTTTGTAAAAATTCTCTCCATGTGATTTGTGGCTCAATTCAGGTGCGCACAAGACTTTCCCTACAAGCATTACTGTGTTGTTTGTGTTTTCCATTTTGATATTCTCCCCTTATCCTTTCTACTGTTCTACTGCCTTGATTTCCCCATCCTCGATAACAAATCCTAATCCAAGTCCATCATGGATTGCCTGCAATTCCTCTACGCTCATTTCGTTGTAATTTGAAATAATCATCTTCGTTTCTCCCTCCTAAATTTATCTACCATCTTTGTTCTTCCGGTTTCTCTGTTGATTATCTTCAAGTAGAACTCTGTTTCGGTAACAAGTGCCCATTCTTTTGGATTCAGCATATGCGCCGATAAGCACTCTTTCTGACTTCTAGTCAGTTTCTTTGCCTGTTTCATCACTTCTTACCCTTGGACATAATAATTGCCGCGGCAATTACAAGAACCATCTCAATAAGAATTGTTGTAAATACCCCGGCTAAAAATGGATTTATATACATTCCCCGTCTCCTTTCATTTTCCGTGAATCTGTTCCAACTCAGCAGAACGTTCACATATTTTTCTGGCATATTCTGATTCGTACACCCCATCATTGAATAGCTTTTCTGCATTAGACTGTCCCATGTTATATGCCATAAGCACCATGTAAACATCTTCATATTCTGCAAAAAGCTCTGACAGATAATCGGTTCCAACAAGAATGTTTTGTTTTTCATCGTACAAGTCTGTAATATCAAGCCTTTCCATTCTTTCTTCATGGAATCTTTTGTTAATTTGCATTAGCCCAACGCATCCGCCATTTTTGGCTTTTGGTTTTCCACTGCTTTCTGATTCAATCATCGCCATGAGCAATTCCGGGCATATCCCATATTCTTCTCCGTACTCAATACAAGCCTGTTGCGCTGTCTCGGAGATAAAAGTGTCTTGGTTTTTAGAAATCACCGTTATCGGTATAGAACAAAAAAGTACAAAAGCAACTAGTAGAACCGATAATTTTCTCATACGCACTTCTCCAGCATCTTCCGAATGCCATCAACACCCTTTTGATATACAAGCGTCTTAAAGCTAATACATTCCTCGCCGTATCTCTGGTAATGTTGTTCAATCACATTGAACCATCCCATATCTATGTACTTCTGATACGGCTGATTCTTTCTATCAAGTACCTTTTCGCTCCGAAGAAACTCAAACAGATTGTTTCGTCCAAATCCCTTAACGCCTAATGTCTTTGCGACCTCTTGTATGGAAACGGCATCTTTACTTCCGGCGACTGCGTCAAAGAACTCTGCCTTTGGTTTCATTTCCTGTACTGTAGTAGTCAGGCTTGCTATTGTTTGGTCTGCTATCCTCAACGCCCTTGCCATGACCTGTTCTGGAGTGTTCCATGCTTTCTCCAACTCGATAAGGTACTGTCTTACCTGTTTTGCCTTGTCGTTCTTCTGCACCATGCAAATATGTTTTGCCATATCAACAGAAATCTGATAATCGGTTAGTTCTCTTTTCTGCACTCCACCGTTGTTCTGAACCTCCGTTAAAACTTTTACGGAGGTGTAATCCTCTCCCTCTGCAAAGCCAAACTGTAGTTGTCTTTCAAACCACGCGGAAAACCTTTCCGTACTTCCTACATTCTGATGTAACTCTCTAGCCGATACTGTCTGATTGTCGGCATCTACTTTGATTAGTTCGTTCATCATTGCTCCTTTCTGTGATATAATCTCCCTATCTTATATAAGGAGGTGATTGTATGGCTAAATGTCCTTTAAATAACTTTAAAGAGTGTTATGGCAATGACTGTGAATTTTACATTGCCAATAGTGGCTGTTGTTCTTTCACTCTGACCGCCAAATCATGTGAATATCTGAAAAACCTCAGTCTTGCTCTTGAGTATTTAATAGACAAGAATAAGCATTAGCCAAATGTCCTATGGTTTCTGAATATTCGGTCAAGCCGGATTTCCAACCGTTACCGTTGTCTTGTGCTTTTTCGCTTTCCTCTGCCAATAGTTGAATCTGTTGGCAGAGGATTTCAAGGATTTTTTCTTTTTGGCTGTTCATCATTGCTCCTTTCTTCTACGACTTTGCCTTTTCAATATCTCTGCGGACTTTCAATGCGTTTGCATTTGACAAAAGCATCGCTCTGTCCTCTTTAGGCAACAGCAGTATTGTTGAAATAAACTCTTTCATTTCTTCCTGTTCTTCTTTCGGTATTGCCATGTCAAGTAATTCTGCCATGTTGAATCTCTCCTTTCTGTGATATAATTTCCTTACAAAAAATAAGGAGGTGATTTTATGGGTATTGAGCAAATTGCTCACGATTTAGCTATTGCTAAGTTGTATGGCTCTGATAAGCAGACAAAAGAACTTATTGACGAGTACCGCAAATACTACAATGAGATTTTATCCGTCTTAAAATCAGAGCCAAAAACAAACAGGAGCGCGGATATTATGCGTTCACCTATATAGAAGTATTTTCTAATTCAATACTTCTGTAACTTTCGCAAGGGCATTTAAAGCGTTTGTTTCAAGCTCAATCTGCCTGTCTAACTCTTTGTTGCCCTTGCGATACTCTGTGACATCTTCTGCAAGTCTCATTGCCACCATATTGGTTACGTTCCTTACAGAATATGTGTCAGAGTTTTCGGCTGTTTCATCTGCAACCATATTGAAATCATTTCCCACTCTTACTAACTTCATGGTTTCTCCTCCTTTCATATTGATTTCTATTCATAACCCATAGCTTTTTTATATGGGATTGAACACTTTAAATGGTTTCTTGTTCTCAATTTTCTTGATTCCTGCATTCCCCTATTTGTTGGTGTTACATATCTTATAGGCTCAGACAATGCTCTTTCTATGTTCCACCCATTCCTAAGTCTTTGATACACAGTTGAATATTTCATTTCTTTTTCGGAACATAGTTCACATAATTTCTTTATTTCTCCTTTATAGATAACAAACACTGTGTCTTTTCTGTTTCTTGAATTTTCTGCCTTTGTTATCCACCTGCAATTTGAAGGTTCATAATTTCCGAACGTATTTATTCTGTCTATTATCAGTTCATGGCTATATCCATTTTCAACCGCCCATTTTTCAAACGATTCAAAAGAATTTCTCCACTCGTCACAAACAACAATACCGTTCTCTTTATAAGATGTATCTTTATAATTTCCATGACATCTTCCTATCATAATTGTCCACTCACGTTTGAGCCTATGTTTCTTTTCATATTCCGTCACTTTCACCGCTTCTTTCATGTTGTCTATGAGAACATTTTAAGGCACTCCGAGAACATTGTCAAGCATTAGTTTGTTGACAATGAGAACTATTTTTGATATTATTGTTTACAGAAAGGAGGAATGACTTTTGAATGCTCGAATTAAAGAAATCAGAGAAAATGAAAAATTAACACAAGAAGAATTTGGTAAAAGGATTGGCTCTGCGAGAAACACAATAGCAAATTATGAGACAGGAAATAGGAAACCGTCCAATGCTGTAATCACTTCAATCTGTAGGGAGTTTAACATCAATGAAGATTGGCTACGAAACGGAACCGGAGAAATGCGAAAAGAAGTTGATGTATCTTTCTCGGAAATGTTATCAGATTTAGAAGATTCTGATGATGATTTTATTAAAAGTCTTATTAAAGTTTACATGGGACTGGATGAAGATAGCAAAGAGGCATTGCGAAAAATTTCTCGTGAAATGGCAGAAAAATATAAGGGGCAGGGTTAAATCCCTGCCTCGTTATTTTTTCTTCTGTATTTAGCTAACACATAATGATAAATTTTAATTAAAAATTCAAAATTATTCATTTCTTTAATCATTCTTATAATCTCATCCCTATAAAACTCTTTTTCTTTCATTGTGCCTTATCTCCTTGTCTCATCGTATTGGTATTTGTCGTATAGGTAGCAGTATTCCTCATAAGTGCCAGACTCGCACTTTACATTATAATCCGATTCTGCAATATTATCTTCCATTTGATTTTCCTCACATAAAATGATAGAATTTGAATAAGGTTTTGGGGAGCATAAAGCATTGCGGACTTCACTGCTCCCCATAGCCGGAACTTGAATTACCGAACTGCAATCGGTAATTTTATTTTATATTACGGGGGAAATAACAAAATACCATGGACAGAGAAAAACTAAACAGATTATCGCGAAACTTGGTTGCCAACAGACAAGATTATATGTCAGCGTTCCGGCAGAACATTGATATGTACCTTGCGGAGAAAGACATCACTATCAGAAGTTTATCTGAGGAGGCTGATATTCCGTTTGAAACGCTTAAGAATTTCCTCTATGGCAAACCGCAAGACTGCAAACTGTCAACCGCCGTCAAGCTGGCAAGGGCACTGAACGTAAGTGTTGATGAGTTAATCGGGGCAGAAACCCTGAGATTTGATTTTAAAAACAACTGTGGGATATGCAGAAATCTTCCAGATAACTCCATGTACCTTATCAACTGGCTTATCCGGCACCAAGATTATTTGTACCGGGATGCGCAGAAAACAGACCGCATCATAAGCATTGTTCATGTAATCAAGGGTGATGATGGAAATTTGAAATCCTCTGGGGAATTTGATAATATAAACATTTCTCATCTGGATAATTCCATCAAGTCAAAAGTTTTTGTTGGCATTAGGATTGATTGTGACAGATATATGCCTGTTTACAGCCCATACGATACATTACTGATTGCCAACGACAGGAACCCGACATTTGCCGAAAACTGCCTTATAATTTTTGGTGGGAATTTCTATATCTCCAAAAGGATTGTTGAAAACGGCGTTACAAAATACCGCTCTATAAGAGACAAGCGCATAATGGCTTGCGAAAATGAGATAGATGAGTTGGTTGGATATATCGCTCATGTAATTAAATAGATTAGATATTTCATGGGTAGAAATGGTTATTAGCCAAATCTACCCATGTGTTTTGCCCTAATTAAGCGACTCTACAATCTCTTTGTACTGCTCCTCCGTCAAGCGTCCTGAGCCATAGTACACGTCTGCCATCTCCAGCAGCTCCTCACTCGACTTTTTCTTCATTGCAATCAGATTCTTCAAAATTTTGTAAGCCATCCTATTCACCTCCCTGTTTTATAATCCCAGTTCATTGCAGCTCATTTCGTACATCAGGTCTGCCACGCACTCTGTTAGCTCCTCATTGGTGAGAGGGTCTACCACTTCCACAGGTGCCTCCGCATCCGCAACCGGCTCCGGCTCCCTGTCTGTCTTGGACGAGGTCAGCACAATTCCATCCTCATAAACGGTGTAAACATTCCACTGATAGATGAAAAGTGCACAGTCCTTTACAACCGCACCGTTCTCTCGGCAAATTTTGAACCCCGGATATTCCCTCGTTTCCACTTCCAATTCCTTTGGCTCAATTTCTGCATTCTCCGCGTTCTCTGCGCTCTCTGCACTCTCTGCACTCTCTGCACTCTCTGTGCTTTCTTCGGACTCTTTGGTAATGAACAGCTTAAAATCATTGATATCTTCCGGCAATTCTGCCAGATATTGCTCCACGGTTTCCTTAACGCCATCACCTCTCAGCTCTACTTTGTCTCGATACATCACACAGCTGGTAAGTGGCAGGCTAATGTCCGAGTTATTAAATTTTAGAATCATGTTTATTTCCTCCTTAATCTCCACTCATATCATACAGTACAGCATCTACCTCGTAAGTCGCCGAGGATGCCTTCACTGATACTTTGAAGTTTCCAGCAGTGATAGTGAATCCGGTATTTGACGTCACACCGAGTGAAAGAATCGTACAATTTGCTGTACTGGAACTGCTATCCGGCACAGCAATCATCCTCGTGGTCATTCCATACACGGCATCGGTGGATGCTGTGCGCGCGTATACAAGCAAAAGGTATGTATGTCCAGCCTCAAGCGTGAAATCTTGTGCAGTCGTACCGATGTCGTATGCCTCAGCATGTTTCTGTAAGGAATTTAGTAAGTTTTGTCCTCTATCAGTTCTAGCTGTAACGTTTTTGCAAGTTACATTGCCATCATAATCCATGGTAAAAACGTCTTGCAAACCAGAAGAAGTATTACCACCAACTATAATCATCTTGTTATTACTTCTGCCGTTCAAATTACCATATAACCCAAAGACATATTGATTTTTACCACTTGCATAGCATCTAAGACCGTTTGCGAGTGAATATTCACCAACATTTTCGTTCATATAACCTACTGCGCCCGAACAATACCCCGAAACAGTGTTTTTATAACCTACTGCGTATGAATACACACCAGAAGTGCTATTCTGAAAACCTTCTGAGAATGAACAATAATTACTGGATATGTTATTAACACCAATCGCCGTGGAATAGTTGCCTACATCCGTGTCTTCCTTTCGTCCCACACTGATTGTAGTATCGCTATACAGTGCAGAATCCGCCGCCGCGATATTCGTCCTCGCATTGGACTTCTCCGTATCATCCAGCCCTTGATTTTCCTCCGTAGAAACAGCCTTAAAGTTGCCGACTTTGCCAAGACCGATGTCATCCGCTGTGATATTGACATTTCCGCGCCTGTAGCTGGACTCGGAATTACCCTTGACTCCTGTCACAGGTGACCCAGCCAAACAGTCCCAATAGCCGTCCGCAGTCTTATAGACATTGGTTCCAGCAGGCATGGTATACCCCGAACCCTCTTTAAATGCCGATGTGGTTGTGAACTGGTCACTAATGTTATACATATCTCCCTCAGTCGCACTCGCCACGGCTGGCAGATTTGCAAAAGTAACCGTACCCATGGGACGTAATGCGCCCGAAAAGCTCTCTGAGATAGCCTTGCACTGCTCATAGTAATAATTGGCATTGGTCTCACTCGTAGCGGCATTGGACGCGCTTGTGCTGGCATTACTGGCACTACTACTAGCATTACTAGCAGACGTACTCGCGGCACTTGCCTTGCTGGTAGCCGTACTTGCGCTACTGGCTGCATTGGTCTCGCTCGACTTGGCATTCGTCTCTGATTCCTTGGCATTGGTTTCGCTTGTTTTCGCGTTTGTCTCGCTTGACTTTGCGTTTGTCTCTGAGGTCTTGGCGTTGGTTGCCGCTTTTTGCGCATCTGAATTTGCTGAATCTGTGCTGTCCTTGTAATACTTCGCGTTGTCCGTGTCCTCGCCATCTCGGATGCCACTACCGCCCACGGCATAGCTCTGCGCTAATTTTGCATCATAATCTGCATCATTCGCGGAACTGCTTGCCGATTCTGCGCTTGACTGTGCTTTTGCAACCTCTACTTTTACATCTGCCAGATAATCAGGACGGAGGTGCTTTTCCTCAATACTACCCTCCAAGATATCTGCCTTGACCTTGCCATCCACCACGGTGAGACTTATGGTATCGCTGTTCAAAAATTCATACTGTGTAATCAGTGCCGACATATCCACATACTGCACTGTTCCGTCATCCAGGGTGATTATCAGCTGTTCAGTCACAGGGTCATATCCAAAGTTGACAGCGAGTTTCTCCAGCTTTGTGTCAATCTTAATCGTGCCGCCATTTTTGCGGGTGAATGTGATAATTCCTGTATCTTCGTCAAAAGCCACTTCCGATATAAGGTTGGAAATCTCTACTTTGGTAGCTTTGGTAGCGTCCATAGTAATTACACGATTGTCGACCTCGTCCAGTCCTGTGTGTATCTTGTCTAGGCGTACCTTATCTAATGGTGTTTTTTCACTTGGGTAATCTTCCCACTCTGTCCCGTTATACGCTTTCTGCATCGCTCTACCTCCATAATATTAAACCGTATTCCCTATTGATTTTCTTAATTTCACATAAATGCTAACGCTTGGAGTATTGCTACTAGGACAGTAATCAATCGGGAACCGCACCATATCTACTTCCTTTGATTCATTCTGTGTAACAATTTCATCCCCATATTTAACGAAATACTCACTTAAATTTTCTTTTGTAAGTAATTTCAATTTTTCCAGTGCATTATCATACGATTCCACAATGATTCTTAATTCACTGTCTGTGCGGACATAGGAAGTCAATTCGACTTCTTCTTTATTCGATAAAATCAGATATATTTTTTCCATACATTCTATCCTTTCTTCGTTAATATGCGGTATTTTCTTCTCCGGTACTTGGAGTTGTTGACAAACTTGATACAATACGCTCATAATCAGCTAATGATGTGTCTGTATAAAAATAATAAACCTCCGGTGATTCCAAGATATCTTGCAATGACTTTTGGAATGATAGGTAAACGCAGCTTATAGCATATTCTCCTGCTGGTATTGACTGCATAGCAATCATCGAGCCAAGTTGTACTTCATGATTTTTTGTTGTAACATTATACGCCGAAACAGAACTGATACAAATATTTTTAGACGCATTATTTGTAGGACTATTTAATGTGCTATATGCCTCAATAGAGCATGGCGGTAGGAACTTCCCAATGATTTCCGTTCCAGTCAGGGAATTATCTTCGGGTTTTATTGTCGATTCAATAACAATATAACCGTTCAAGATTGTGAAATTAGGAAATTGTGTTGCATAAAGTTTATACTTTGAAACTCCTTCATTTACAAAAATCTGTTCTGTTATACTATCCCATGTATTTTCATCTTCGTTATACATAGAATTTCCAGATTCACTATCAAACTTATAAAACTGTCCGCTTAATGGAATATTATTGAATATAAGCGACAATCCATTTCTGATAGAAATTCCTTTATCTCCATTCGCATAGCTAATGGCGGCGTTTTTACCTATTCCACCTAAATAAAAATCGCCATTCGCCGCAATAGACCAACCAGAAGTTGTTAAATCCATCCTGTCTGTGTCGATTTTAATGCTTTCATGGTCAGCGTTAATTGCAGTGACAACTTCCTCTGTATCGTTGTTTAGTTTCTTCCCTATCTCTATGGAAAATTTTTCAGAAGTTAGGTCAATCCTTAACTCCAAATTTTTCTCTACATCAGAAATAATAAGTTTAGTTTCCTCTACAGTCCGTGTAAGAGTATTTGTCTTTCCCTTAAGCTGGATAATACTGTCCCTTACGCTTATTACTTCCTCGCTCTGGTACTGCTCACCCTCTGCCTCATAAGTGTCACGCAGAGACTGTATTCCCTTAAGTGTTCTCTGCAAGATGTAGGTGTAAATAATCTCGTATTTAGTAGCAAGCCGGATGCCGTCCCCGACTTCCAGACAGGGATTGCCTCTTGCGGAGACTTTAGTCGGGCGATACCAGACATTATGTATCACTTCATACAGATTAGCGGCAATCGTCTGCAAATCCTCATCCGACTTTCCATACACAAGGAAATTATCCTGCACGATGTAGCAGTTATCGCCGTCACCGTAAATGCAACCAATGTCGTTTTCCTCCTGCCGTATCTGCAATTTGTCGATAAGTTCCGTCTTGTAATCCTCATACTCCGCAGAAATATAATGGCTTGCGCTGATTCTTTCAGAGTTTAAAGGGGCTGCCGGGAACAAATCTTCTCTCGGGTACAGCGTTTTAGATGGATATACGCCCTCAACTAACTGTTTCAGGAAAATATACTGGAATTTCCCATCTCTCCCGATGTGCCCAAAACAGCCGTTTATCTCACAGATAGCAGTGATTACGGTCTGTCCACTTAATTCTGACGGCTGTATGGTCTGCTCAACCGTCATATCATCATTAGGGAGTGTTACTTCTTCCTGTTCGATTCCAAAATAATTCAGAAAGCTGTCACGGAACTGTTTCATTGTGACTTTGCTGTCACTGTCCGGTAACAGGGTGTTATACCAGTCCGATACTTCCGCGCTCAAAATGTCGTACATGGCATCATAGGCTGTTACATTCCGATATCTTCTGTCTGCCGTAGGCTTGTCTGAATCCACCTTGTATTTGCCAAATAAAAAAGGCTCTGCGGTATTCTTATTTAATGTCGCAGAAACCGTAAGCCATTTATCTTTCAGTGGTGTAAACACATTCGATATTTTAAATTTTATGGAGCTTGCCTCACAGGAACCAAACTTAAGTTCACTGTCGGAACATAGAGATTCTTCCAATGTAAATTGCTCGGAGTGTATCTCCGTGTTGGTAATTGTTCCACCGTCAAAGGCAATGGAAAACTGCTTGTCTATTCCATCTTTTTGAAATAGGCTTTCGTATTCATAATCAATCATCTGCTACACCTCCTATAAACGCAAGGCGAATAGAGTTGTATTTAATCACACCATTTGCCGTGGTATACATCTGCGGTGTAAAATCAGCCAGATAAGCACTCTGTGTCACGTAATCATCATACTCCGGTATATAAGCCGTGATTATGCACCCTCTTTTTTGCGGGTCTGTATAATTGGCTTGAATGTTCCTCATCAATTCGTAAAATGTGAAATTGGTCAGCATGGCAGGCGTTTCAAATTCCACCTTGACTGCCTTAAGCTCTACAGCGTCTATGTGCTCATAGCCATTAGAATCCGTATATGGGTCAAGCGCCTGCATATTTACATATGCGCTGTAACTGCTCGCTTTTATGAATTTATTCTGTGGTATGATGTAATCTCCCACTTTTAAAAGCCATCCGTTATATGCCATATCTCACACTCCTTATTTTTGCGCACAAAAAAGACACCTACCATTTCTGATAGATGCCTGTTTGTTTATAAATTAAAAGAGAGTGTCGAAACACTCTCTAATATTTAAAATTATTTTCTGCCACTAAAATACACTTTTACATCATCATATCCTTGGTAACAATTTAATTCTTTTGAAATGGTTGCACCCGGCTTTATTTCAAAATCATCATCCGTAATATATGTTGAATCGTATCCTGTCAATTCTCCATTTTTAAAAAATAACGCATATGCCTCAACAAATTCATCTGCCTTACTTCCGGTGTTTGTTACTGTTAAAACTACTTTTTCATCAGTTTTAGATTCCTCAACACTCAAATCTTCGTATACAGAATCATAATACTTATCTTTTTTTGCAGATAATGTATATTCAAATGTTTTTGCATCTTTTACGCTATCAAAATAATTAAGTAAGCATACTTCCTGTCCTACTCCGACAGCATTTTCGGAAGAACTTGCAGCTCCTATTGTCTTTCCTTCACCGTCTTTTGCAATAGCATTTACATTCAACTCTACTGTTTGTGACGAATTGTTTTTTACAACAAGAATATAATATGTATCTCCAATAGTGTTTTCCATTGAATATTCAATAATACTCATTTGGCTTGCAAGGTCATCATTGCTTGTATCTGATGCGTCTGATACCTCTTTTGTTGAATTAGAAATTGTTGATACATTAGAAACAGAAGATTTATCTGTTCCTTTTCCTACCATTGAGGCTAAGCCAATCATAGCCACAATAAAATATACTATTGCAAAATAAGAACCTATATGTCTTTTTCCGTCTCCTTTGTTAATTCCTAAATCTATCAGTCCCAAAATCAGTCCGACAAAACTTGTGCAAGTAAAAATGGCAAAAATAGCAGCAAGAACACTTAACGTTGAATCTTTTTTCTTAGTGCTTTTCGCTCCATTTTGCGGTGCATTATTGACCACCGTAGTATTTACTTGCGGTCTCCTTGCGATTGGATAACCGCAATTAGGACATCTTTCAGCCATATCACTTATTTCTCTGTGGCACTCTGGACAGTTAATCATTGACATTGTTTTATCCCCCTTGTATATAATTGTAAACTGAATTATATCACATACAAGAGGGATATTCAACAATTATTATCCCCACACAGGGTCAAAAGTATTGCTACTGCCGTACTTTCTTACTGCTTTCCCCTTATATACCGTTCTAGCTGCATTGAAAATATCGTCATTATCCAGTGTAGGTTTTTGCAGGATTGCTTGCAACAATTCATTTTGTTGTCTCAGCAGTGAATTCGTCTCGGACGCATCATAGCTGTTATTACTGCTGTAATAAATATAGCTATTGCTATCCGGTATTGTTGTCTGACCAAAAGTAGCACCATAACTATCAGAACTGCTTAATTGTGGAGCGACTGTCAACTCTGCTGAAAAACTCTTTACGGAGTTTTCAATATCGGAATACAAATCCTCTATTCCTATCTGATATCCCTCCATTGTGAACTGTCCGAGTTCTCTCATTACCCTTGATGGGCTGTTGATGTTCAAAACATCTTTGATGGCACCTTTAATTGTGTCAGCGACATTTTGTGCGGTTTCTTTAAGAGACTCCAGTTTATCAGTAAGTCCTTGTTTCAAACCTTTAATTACATTTTCGCCAAGACTTGTCCACTGACTAAGTTTAAAATAATCTTTTGCAGAAGTGTACCATTCTGAAAATTTATTTAATGCGTTTGTCTTGAAAGTTGTTATCTTGGTCACAGCATTAGTTTTGAACGTTTCCAGATTGGTAGTCGCTGTGTTTTTAAAAGCTAAAATCTTTGCCCCAGCATTAGTCTTAAAAGTTTCAAGTTTACTAACCGCATTTTCTTTAAAACTTGATATTTTTTCTCCTGCATTAGTCTTAAAAGTTTCAATGTTTTCTTTTGCGCTACTCGCCCATGAAGATATTTTCTCACCGCAGTTGGTTTTAAAATTTTCAAATTTTGTTTTCGAGTCGGAAACGAATCCAGATATCTTATCCTTTGCTGTTGTGGCGAATCCTGTTATATTTTCTTTTGCTGTTGTTACAAAGCCAATCAATGAGGCTACATTTTCAGCAAACCAGTCAATGATTCCTAGCGATGCCTCTCTTTCCTTTTTTGTAAGCCCACCTGTAAAATCATCTGCCATCTGCAAAAGAGCATCAAAAGATGTTCCCCAATCACTTGATACCGTGGAAAAGAAACCATCATCTCCAAACCATGAAAAATTGTCATACCAATCTGCATCGTCTGGAAATAATGCCTTTCCTATTTCTTTACCAACATTAAATCCTATATAAGCTACTATTGCAGCTAAAAGTGCCACTCCCAATGCAGTTCCTGCTCCTGCTAATACAGTGCTTGTTCCTGCCGATGTCGCAACTTCTGTTCCTATGGATGTTGCAACTGTAGAGCCAACTCCCTCCGCTACAATATGTTTTGTTATCTTTTTAGCGATTGCCTTTACAATCGCTTGTCCAGCTAAATCAAACACATCTCCTGCGGCTTTAATTGCAAGTTTCGCTGCTATAAGCCCTAATATTACACCAGCAAGGTCTTCTATATCAACAGTATCGAAAAATGATTTAAGTGTATCAATTATCTTTTGCGCAATATCCAGCATATCAAGTTCGCCAATGAGACCCAAAAGGAAATCTAGCGCACCCTGCACAACCGTTCCTAATGCTGTGCCAAGCTCATCTGTATCTATCTTATCTATGCTTTCCTGTAACTGCCCACCAATCTTAGAGCCTAATTCTCCCCACTCTACTGTAGAGAAAAACTCATCCAAAGAGGATGTCAGTGTGTTTACAAATCCAGCTACCGAGTCTGATATATTATCCCAATGGAAATTTGCAATAAACGAATTGATTGAATCTGCAAGCCCACCAAAACCCGTGACGAATGTATCTTTGATTTTCTCCCAATCTATATTTTCAAAAAATCCATTTAAAGTATCTGCTATAAATTTTCCTACAGAGTCCCAATGCAAATTGTGAACAAAACTGTTTAATCCCTCAAACGCTGTGTTGATTCCTTGCGCAAGAGTATTTCCAATAGTAGTGCCAAGGTCTTCTACCTCAACAAATCCATTGATAAGGGTAGCAATACTTTTTCCTATGTTGCTGGCTGATTTCTTAATTCCCTCCCAATTTATTCCGTCTAATGCACCTTTTATCTTGTTTCCTATCGTATCTCCAAGCTCTGTAAAGTCAGCAGATTCCCACATTCCCTTGAGCCAGTCTGACATATCTTTCCATTTGCTTTCAATTTCTTCTTCCTCAAACATATCTGAGGCATCTGTTCCGCTACCAGAGCTGTTCTTGGTTGTAATTACCTTTAATTCATCAAAATCTCTTGTCGTTCCTTTTGCCGCACTTGATGCGCTCTTAAGGCTCTCTGCATAATCGTCTGTCAATTCTTTTGCTTTCGTCCATGTAGAGCGTCCCACAAGTGCTGATAAGGTCTGATTTATTGCGTTTGATACTTTTATAAGCATCTGAATTAGAGAGTTCAGTGCAGGCGCAACAGCATTGAAAATTGGCGACACCATAGCCGCAAAAGAGTTCTTAAGCTGATTGAGAGAGTTCATCAGCATGGACGCGCTTTTATTTGTTCTATCACTGTACTGTACAAGATTCTGGAAACCAGTCTTAACACCGTCAATAACTGCTCTTAATGCCATTCTAACAACCATCAATTTCAGCATTTTAGTTGTTCTGAATAGGCTCTTTGTGAGATTATCGCTTGTGTTTGATAAACCGCCTAACGCTTTTTTTGCAAGCCTAGCCGGAGAAACGATTGACAGTATTTTTTTTGCAAAAGATGTTATTTTCCCACCAATCCTTGAAAGCGTAGCGTTCAAAGATTTCAAGCCGTTTTCCATTGACTTCATAACATCAGCACTGCTAAAATTCCACCGTGTAGCACCACCAGAAGTTTCAAGTTTATCTTGTTCCGCTCTGAGTTCTCTAAGTCTTGCAGTTGCTTGCTCGATATCATACTGCATCTTACGATATGTAGTTGTGCTCTCGAATTTAGGATTTGTTGCTCGTCCTCTTGCCAAATTAGCATTAAGCGTTGCAAGGGTTTTCTCCGTCTTTGTAATTTGATTTTGGAGTTCTACATATCGCTTTGTGTATGTCTTTATGCCATTTTCGACAAATGTATTTTCCATTCTTCCTTTTAATTCCAGAAGTCTTTCTTGCACACCATACACAACCTCTTTTACATTTCCCAAAGATTCCGAAAATTTACTTACTTCTCCCTCTGGTTCAGCAAAGGTCTGTGACATATTATTTGCTAACTGTGTCGTATTTGCAGTAAGTTCTTGTATCGGTTCCTCTATTTGTTCAAAACTTTCACGAATACTTTCCGCTGCCTGCTCTGCTTGCGCCTTGATAGACGGAAGATTGTTGAACCATTCGTCTAATTCCTTATCGTTCATAGCCGACAAATCACCAGAAAACGTTGTAGGCTGATTCATTTTCTGCTTTAACGAATCAATCATATTTGTGTATTTCTGAATATCCCTAATTGCATATTCATACATCTGTCCTTCTGTTTTGCCGGACATTTCAAGTTCTTCTTTTTTTAACTTTGCTGTCTCCAAGGAATTAGAGTATTTCTCTATAAGTTTCTGCGCACTTTCAATGCTCCCGGAAAAAGTAAAATTTTTCCCTAAATCTTTGTATTTCTCAGCTATTTCCTGTGCGTTTTTCTTTACTTCTTCAATAGGCACATTTGCCTTGTTCATTGCGTTTGAAATGGATTGTGATGCCGATTTTGCCTGTGCAGATACTCCGCTCATGCTTGCACTAGCCTGTTTCGTAGCACTGGAAACATTCTTAAGACCATCTGTGCCAAATGCTTTTGTAAGCTGTTCAGAAACAATCTTTAACTTGCTGGCAAGACTATCCAGCGACTTCTCCGCATCTGTAGCCTCTGCACTGATTTTGACATCCAAATTGTCTACTGTTGGCATAACCGCACCTCTTTCCAATATAAAAAATGGGAATGTCAAGAAAGACTACTTCACGTCACCTCTGCGCTTTTCATCTTTATAGATTTTGACATTCCCATAAAATAAAGCAGTAGGCTGTGACACACTACTGCTTTAAATATCCTCTGGTTACAACTCCCACTTTTCCATCGACTGTGATTTTTTCCTTTTGCTGTAACGCTTTCACTGCCGATTCCGTGTTTTTCCCAAAGATTCCATCAATACTGCTCTTTTCATTGCCGTTTGTGGTTGCCATATATCCTTTTCTTACAAGATGATACTGTACCCACTTGACATCATCGCCACGCATGGAAACGGCTTTCTTATAAAGCAACCTTGTAGGTTCTGGATATGGATTGCTAACTGCTGTAGTATCTGTATCTGAGGTTGTAATCTCATCGTACCATACGTTCATATCTACTTTGCCGGATATTCCATCAACTTTTCCGTTGGATGTGTACTGCCATCCTATTACTCCGTCAATCTGTGGCTGGTACTTGTCGTTTTTCTGCCCATTATTGGTTCCGTATCGTGCAATCCACAAAGGATAAGAAATACCGCCATAAGGCTTGATATAGCTGTTGTAAAAAGAATACCCGGTGTAAACACCAAACTCCAAGCCTGCGCCCTGTATTACTTTCGCATAAGCGTTTATGATGTTAATTAAAACGCTCTTTAGATTTTTCTGGCAATTATCTTCTACATCCAGCCAAACCATTGCCTTGCGTCCATTAAGCAGCTTTACAACCGCATTAGCATCACTCTTGGCTTTTTCAACCGTGGTGGCATAGCTGTAGTTGTAAACTCCCTGAACGGCTACACCGTTCTCACTGCATCCCTTGTAATTGATTTCAAACTGCTTATCCGCAGATAAATCTTTTCGGATTATCTTAAGGATGGCAAATTCAATACCGCTATTTTTTACTTTCTTCCAATCAACCGTTCCCTGATAGGAAGAAACATCTATTCCTGTTTTACTCATTCATGCACCTGTCTTTCAAATGATGGTTTCTGGCAGTCTGCCGATTGCTTTAGCCATATATTTCTTTTCCGCTAAAATCGCTTTCTGTATTTCTTTTTCTGCCTTTTCCTCATCGCTCAATTCATCTTCCCATAAATCATATGGCTTTTCTGGATATTTATATGATGTTGATTTTTTTGTGGAAAGCATATTGCCGACAGTAGCCATAATTGCATCTACAAAATACTTTCCTTGCTGATACGCCATCTGATTTTCTAACTGCATTCTTTCCTTTATTCTCTCGTTATGCCCATCAGATATCCGCAGAATGATTCTTGGGTTCATGTTCCAGAATTGTTCCCAAGAAATTCCAAGCCTATAGGCTTTTGGAAACCATTCTTTCTCAAACATTTCCCTTACTGAGCCGTATTTTCTGTCTCTGTCTCCTGAGTCTCGTCCTCCGAAGTTTCCTCGTCCGCTCTCTCCTTGATTGCGCGAAAAAAATCGGAGTTTTCCATCTCCTTACTCATGGCATTAACAATATCATCCAGCTTTCCACCGCTGATAATGTGCTGTTCAATCTCGTTTCCGGCATATTCCTTGCCTTTTCCTGCGCACATACTGAAATATGCACGAACCATGGACATGGGCTTATCCTGCATCTTCTCAAGTGATACACCGTAATCTTCCAAATCGGAAATCAAGTTAAAATCAAATGCTTTTGCACTGTATGTCTTTCCATTAACTGTGAATCTGTTCATTTCTATTTACCTTTCCCTTTCCTGCTTTTATTTATGGGAAAGGGGCAGTCCGTAGACCGCCCCAGACCTGCTGTTTAAAATCAGTTGTCCAAATCTTCCTCATCATCGGCTGTTTTATTCTTGCTCAAAGTTTCAGCCGTAGTTTCCTTTGAGCTTACGCTTTTTTTGCGACAGTAAACGTACCATCTCCATTATCTGTAACTGTAAAATTGTCTGTGCATTCAACGGATGCGGTGTTTGGAACCACTGTAACGGTCATTTCCAGAATCTCGTCTGTACCGCCGACATCATTAGGAGTAGCCGTTGCCTGTCCGACATATGCGTATTTCGCAACACCACCTACACCGTCTGTTCCGTAAAGATGGAGGATATCAAGTTTCTTGCCCTCCAATGCGTTGACTGCCTGCAAGTATTCCTTTTCAAGGTTACCTGTAATCTCTCTTGTGTCCGCAGTCTTGATACCCATTTCAAACGTCTGTGTATCGTCTTCAAGCGTGGTGCTCTCCACTGTATTAGGTGCCGATACAGGAGAAGGAATAGACTTTGCTCTTACAAGCAGCTTGTAATCTCCCTCAAAATTTCCATCTTCGGTATGCTCTTTTACTATGACTCTCGCCAAATAGGAAGTTGATGCCATTCTTTTTACCTCACTCTTTCTAAAAATTTGCATAAAAATAAGAGCGTTTCCGCTCTCTTGTTACCACTTGATATAATCATCCTTGGATATGGTTCGTTGATACCGCGCCACATATCGGTATTCGTCTGTGCTTTCGTAGTCTGGATAAGGTTCTCCAACCATGGAAAACATAAGATTCTCCGTCATTATGCCTGCTATGTAATTGGATATTTCCTTGCATACGCTTTCTCCCGCATTGCTGTATACCTCAATCTGGAATGTTGTCATAATTGACTCTATTCCTTTTTTCTCGAATGTCTGTCCTCGCTCTGCACCGGGCAATCTTCTGATGTGTATATAGGGGAAATTCGGCGTGGTTTTCTTCTTAAGTTCTGTACCGCAGTTTATGCTTTCGTAACCTTTTTTGCTCTGGAATTTTGGTATCACCCTTGCGTTTATGGCGGTAAACACATTTCCCTCTATTGCATCAGTCCATATGTACTTTCCGTTATCCATGCAACACCTACTTTCCAAATACTTCTTTTACAATTTTCGGCGCATCCTCATACATACGCATTGTGGCATTATACATTGGCATTGTGGCTTTCGTACCATGTGTAAGTACAAGCTCACCGCTTTCCGTGTAATATCCCCATACATTTTGTTTCCCGTGTCCTTCTCCGTATGAACCTATAACCATTCCCAGTTTCTGTCCGTCTGGATTAGGGCTTTGACCGACTGCACCGTTGTAATAAACACCTGCTCCAAACTCAATAAAAGCAATTTCATTTCCGCTTACAATCAAATCAGCATGGGAATATCCGTGTAATGTTGTCACCTTGATTTCTGAATAGTGCTCAACGTCAGAACCACTTTCAATTCCTTTTTCATCATAGGTAAATCCTGCCTCAGAGAAATGCTTTTCTGCTTCCTCCAGTCCTATTTCTGCAAGCCTGCGTACAACTTCCTCGCATTTTGCAGTAAGATTATCAGAATACTTCTTTAGTCCCTTTTGCAGACTTTCGATTGACGATAGAGAAAGTATGTTGCACTTTAGAGTTTTATTTGCCATATTCCACCTACAAAATATCTAACTCTTGGAATACATTGAAAATCTTTGGAGATTGGATTGCAAACCAGTCAACCATTTCTTCATTTTTTGCCCATCCGCAGTTTGGAACACTTGCATTATCCGATAAGCCACTTTCATTTAAAAACGCATGGAAAATTTCATGCCTTAATGTTTTGTTCCGATATGTCTTTTGAGAATTTTCGTCCATATCTGGAAAGTATTCTTTTTCAGACATATCGGCAATTACAATAAGTTTCTCTTCTTCTCCGCAATATCCCGCATACTTATTTTCTTTCATAAAAGAATCTTCTGAAATCTTATGCGTTTCAATTCTGTATTCTGTTCCAAGAATATTTACTGTTTTGCTTTCCATACCACACCTACTTTGTCAGTGCCTTAAGCACGTATTTTGTAAAGTTAAGACTTTCAGATACTTTTATCACTGTATAGTCCGCGCTGGTAGGCTCTACAATGGTCTTATCTTCGTCTTTAAAGCCTATTTCCGACTTATGCCATATAAGTGTGCCCTCTTTAATTTCAAAGGCATCCTTTGGGCAAATAAGCGTTGCATCGTAGGCTGATGTATCAATTCCATAGGCTTTATCTTCTGTATCGCCGCCGCTCATGGAAATGCTGGAATAAAACTCTTTCGGCTCGGAATAAGCTATCTCTGTCTCACCTGTTGGAACCGGAGTTTGCACTCCATCAATATAAATGTATCTGATATTGCCGTCATCATCCGTTTCATAGACAGGTATTTCTCCAGTCTGGTTTGAATAATACATTTTCTGCTTGTTTTTTCTTGCAAGCCGCATATAGTATCACCTACTTTGTAGCCTGTTTGTATATCTGATTTACGCCTGTACTCGCAAGTCCACTTACAATTCCTACTGCCATTGCATCAAGAATATTATTTGCTGGGAAATCTGGCATTACATACATTCCGATTACTCCAAATATTCCGCCAGCAATTCCTACAATAACTGGAATAGCGTCATTTGTTATCTTAGGTATTAGTTTTACGCCAACACCAACAAGATAAGTAATCACAACGATTGCAAGTACCGTACCCATAGTTGAAATATCCATTTTAATCATCCTTTCCGTTCATACGTTCTTCCAGTCCGTCAAGTCTGTGATGTGCCTGTTTGGTGCTTTCCTCCACCTTAACAAGCCTTTCATTGTAAGACTTCATTTCTTCTCTGATAGAGGAAATCTCACTTTTGACATCCTGAATCGTAGAACTAATATTATCAAGTTTGACATTTATTTTTGTGTCGTTCCTGACTCTTTCTTCAATGTCCTTTGTGTCTGACCGTTTGTTGTTCTTAATTCCGAAAAACACTGAAAAAGCTACAGAAACAATGGATATGAGAACCGCAATTTCTACCTGCATTATCTACCGTCCTTTCGCTTTATTTTGAGTTCCATTGCCCACCACCGCCTAATACGGAACACCCTGCAAACCTCTGGAAAATTTCCAATGGCTCACGCACTGACTTCTAAAACTTTGCAAGCGGCACAATGCCACCAAACAATTTGTTTCTATCCACATATGCCCTTGTCGTTCCATTCTCGGAAGAATTGGTCTGACCCTCAATTCCAATCATGTTATAATCATACAGGGCGATATTGCGGATATTGGAATAAAAGCCGTACATATCCTTTTCAATCATCTCATCCGTATAACTGTCAGGATAACTTCTCGCACGCTTTACTTCTCTGAGTGCGTTGCGGATTTTTGAGAGCATGAGTTTTTCGTTAAACAGTTCATCATCCTCTGACAATTCATCTGCCATATCTGCAATAAGTTCCTGTTCCAATGTCAATGTCATTTCTTCGTCCATGCTCTCACATCCTTTTCTTTACAGGTTGAAATGTTCAACCAGTTCCTTTTTTAACTCACCGCCGGTCTTGTTCTCAACATCCGAGATATTCTCGGCAGTTGCCAATTCTTTCAACTCTGCTGTGCTCAGGCGGTATATGTCTGTCTTAGTGTACTTAACTTCTGACACTTCTTCCGGTGGATTCATGTGTTTTGAGAAATCGTCAGTAGATTTTGACTCCACTTTCTGTGAATCGTCCTCACTTGCAATTTCCCAACCGTTATTAAGAAAAGCGGCGGCTTGGTTTTTATCCCTCACCGCCATAGTCGCTTTATCCTTTACAAGTCTAATCACTATGGATTACCTCCACTTCTGGTCACTCTGCGCTCTTATGTACGCCGATTGCATCCGCTTTCTTGTTCAGTACAAACATATCATATCTGACTCTTGCCTCAACAAGTGCGCCACTGATGCCGGGTGCATTGTAGTTAATTTTGAACTCCTGCAACTTCACGGGTGAAGGTGCTACAATCGGATTTGTCACGATAAAGTCCACATTCTCAGGCATATAATGCGTGGGAACCAAGATAACCGGAACACCATCAATGTCACCGACAACACCGTTAATGGCAATCTGAGTAGCCATATCGCCTTTCTTGGTAAAGTTCTCATCCAACTTAATCTTGTTCAAATAAGCCGGAGTAACAACGGCAATTCTGCCACCAAGAGGTGCCTTATCGTCTGACAGAATCTCCTGCACAGCAAGAAACTCCTCATATGCGTTTGCCTTGGTAACTGCCTTTGTAATGATATGGGACTTCTTCGAGAAAGTACCCTCTGTAGGTGCCTTGGCTGCCAATACAGACAGTCTGTAAGCATCCATCGTAGGGATGACCAGATTGTCAATGTTCTCTGCCAGAGTTGCAGCAGCCTCCATTGTACCGTTAGTGTCCTGCTCGGATGCCGCATCAATGGTATACGTGAAAGACTTGTCCTGCGTTACAGTCAATTCCTGCTCTGCATTCCCAAGCTCATCAGGTGTACCATATCTGTTACTTCCTGTTACCTGATAGTCATTAAGAGTAGCAAGATTTCTGGAAAATACCTTTACCGTCTTAACTCCCAGCCAATCAAAATTGTTGTTTACAAGCGCAGCTGTAAGTGAACCTAATCTAAATCTCTCATCTACCGCATCTGCGTATTTGCTCGCGTAATTTACTGCCATTTTTCATTCCTCCATTATTTTTGAATGTATTTATTACCAACAGAGTTAAAACCTTTAAGGAAAGCATCCTCTGTCTCATCTCCGTTGCCACCGTTTCCTGCCTGTGGCTGTGGTCTGGATTTCAGCCACTCTACCTCATGCTGCTTGATAAGCGTTTCTGTGTTCTGCTTTTGAATTGTGGCAAGAGCATCCATGTCTCCTGAGATTTCCGCCTCTGCTGCCTTAATTGCAAGCTCCTCACTCATTCCCTGTAATGCGTACCTTGCTTTCGCCTCGGCAGTCCGTTTGAATTTCTCCAAGTCTGCAATATAGGCTTTCTGCTGTTCATCAGCCTCTTTCTTTGCCTCTGCCTCTTGCTCCTCAGCGGTCTGTTTTGCCCTTAAAGCCTTTTTGACTTCTCCGTTTTCTTTCAAAGCCTTGTCCAGCGCTGTTTTGTTTTTGGCTCCATCTGCTTTAAGCTGTGCAATCTCAGCCATAAGACTTTCAACAGTTACCTCTTGATTGGTTTCAGTTCCACCATTGTCAGCATTCTGCTGATTTGTTGTCTGACCATTGGTATCTGTGCTCTGCTGATTCGTCTGACCTTCAATAGGATTCTGGTTTACATCTGCCATAATTCTTTACCTCTGCTTTCTGTGTTTTTACGTGTTCTCTCACATACAAGTTTGACTTTTTGCAACTTCTGTGTTGTTTGACTTTTAACGACTTCTGTGTCGAATATTAAAAAGGCACTGGATTTCTCCAATGCCTTAATATTTAAAAGTATTTAATTGTGCATCTGCATCCGCAGATTTCTTCTAAACCCGCTCCTGCACTATCATCTTTTGGATATAGCATCAAACTATCTCCAACAACAAAATAATCGCCTATCGGAAGAACAGTCCCTCCAACCACTAAATGAGTGGCGCGCTCCCGACTATCTTTCATGTCTATCCATTGTTTCTTTGTCTTTCCACTACCAACAGCCTGCGCATACTCTGCATGGTTCATAACTGTATTTGATTCATTCTCCGCTATATATGCGGCTCTGTCGTTTGAAAGATAATATTCTTCACCGATATGTTTAAAAGTAACATCTACCAGTGAAAGAACAATGTAATCAATATACTCATCCACATAATCATCTATGTTTGTATTTCTGCTAATTGCATCTTTAAAACGGATTTTAAACTGCTGTTTAATCGTTTCCGTATACATCACAGCGTTTGTATATCTTTTGGTGTAAAGTTCAATCAACGCAAATAAAAATAGCAGAGAATCTTCTATGTCCTCTGCTAATTCTATCCGTTTTTTCTTTTGCGCATCTGTCAACTCCATTGATTGAAAATACTGTTCAAACGGAATAGATTTTGGGTTTTCCAATACATTCAATTCATCAATTTCTCGTATCATGCAAAACCTCTATTCTTCCGGTTGAATATAAAAACAACCAACTTTTTCGTTGGCTCTAATCGCTTTAAGTTTCAGAAATTCTTAAAATTATATGGTATAGGATAACGTGGGAGAAAATGTAGTTTACTTCTCTTTCTTATTTGTTTCCATACCACCAATATTCGGGCTGTTTTCTTCTTGGTCGGACAAATCAGAGAATGGGCGTTTTTCTTCTCCGCTATCTTCTGTTTGTTCTTCCGCAACTTTGAAAATGTTTGCCTCTTGGTACTTCTTTACGCCATCACCAGAATCAACAATTACTTGGTTATTGTCCTCGAACAAAGGTATTGCATTTACTGTATCTTTCAGAGTAAATCCTTTTGCAATCAAGGCGCAAATAGCATTGACCTTTGTTGTAAGCTCATAGGTCTTTTGGCGTTTCACATTCGGCTTTATATCACGGCTCTTTAATTTCAGAATCGGACTATCGCCTGCTACATGAGGAGAAACACGGATTGCGCACAACACCGCCTTAACTTCCTCCATCTTGCAAGTCTCGATAATATCCTGTTCCTTACAAGCAGCCGTTTCAGCAGCGCTCCATCCAGTTGCGTCACTCATTGCCACGCCAGTTGAACCGCCAGAGTTGTCATTCCGTTGTGGCACATTGCATTTTTGTAAAATCAATGACCTTTTTGCAAGAGCCATTGTGTTTATGCCGCTATAATCATACCCGACAGACAGCGGTTTTATGAATGGCGTTTTTCCGTCTTGCGTGGTGTGCGTGATAATCCAGTCATTAGTTTTCGGCTGTGATACATCTCCATTTTCATTTTTGGGAAAATCAATGTCATTTCCATGCCAGATAGCTTGTGTTTCTTGGTCAACATCATTAAGAAAATCTGACCATAACAGATTGAGATTGTTCATTTCATCAATCTGCCGTTCAAAACATCCCATCCTATCATGAGACCGTTTCCATTCAATAACAGGAACCATTCCAAGCGGATTCTTTTCACCACTTCGGAAATCTTCTTTCCACCTGTCTTTATTCTTCCAATCTCTATCATTCTCATTGACTGGTTTCTCGTTTTCAAATTTTGCAAGATTAAGAATTTCAAATCGGTTGTCTTTTGTATAACAAGTAAAGTGAATATTCCCTATTTCATCTTTCCGAAAAGTAACTCCTATCATTGCTCTCTGGTCAATGTAGTAGCTTGACCGGATAATAAATGCGAATCTCGGGTCAAGTACATTCACATTAAAATAGCTGTCTCCGTCCTCGTAATCCATATTCACATCTACAAGAGTATATCCAATGCCACATATCTCTATAAATCTTGCAAGTTGCTGTGTTTTTGACTTATTTCCGTCTGTCTCATAGCACTCATTCAACAAAGAAATCGCAAGAGCCTCATCCTTGTTTCCACCGTCTTTTTCTCCACGCTGGACAAGCGTTATCGGATTTCCCCAATTAAATCCCAGCTTAAACTCCGTAACTTCATTCGCTACATTATCCACATTTGAAAAATCAATATCTGAACGATACTTTTTCTCTGTTTTTCTTTGTAGCGGTTGCTCCCCTGATTCATACCTCAGAAGAAAGTCGCACTCGGATGCCACCTGGGTAAATATTGGCATGGCTTTTTGGAGTATTAGTATTATATTTTCTCTTGTTATCACTGGTTCATCAGTGTATATAATCTTTCTTCCTCGATTCATAGGCACCTCAACGGAACGTCATACCGGAACTGGAATTTCTTTTCGGTATATCTTTGATTTGCGTTTCCCATTTTTCTATGTCAAAAATGATTTGCTTGTCGCAATTCCTGCAATTTGCTATAACATTTATGGTTGACCGTCCATCATAACGGGCAACCCTCCGTCCGCAACGTGGGCAATAAATTGTTCTTGCTATTTTCTGCATATATACAATCCTCTTTTCTGCAACGAAAAAGCACCGCCAAAATAGCGGTGCCTTAACAAAGGGAGTTAATCTCAATGGAATTTTTCTGTTTGTTTTTCTGATTATAATTATATACTGTCAAGTTTAATGCTGTAAATATGCAAAACTATGCAAAACTATGCAAACTACTGCACGTTTTCCAGATATTCATTCCCATACAGCCTTTCAAACTCCTGCAATGCTTTCCCATGCAGTAAAAATACCTTTCTTATGCTCCAATTTTTCTTACTTGCAATTTCCTCAAAAGTGCATTTTCCAACATAACGCATGGAAAGTATATTGTAATAGTTAATATCGTCTATTCCGTCTATCTGCTCAATTATGTGACTTCTGCTACTTACAAAAGCATCGACAAGCCTATCGGTCTCTTTCTCCAAGTCAACAATTTTTGCAACCGTACTACCAAGCCTGTCCTTGTCAGAAGATGTCTGAACTCTCTCGCCCTCATTTGATACCGTCACACTGCACGCCATTGTTTTTAACTGGTATATCTCGGACAGTTTGTTTTGTATCATGCTTTCCAACCGCTCAATCTTTTGTAAATATGATTTTGTTGTCATAGCTTGTCTCTCCTTTATATTGGGCTTGGCATTATAATTGTTTCATGTCTGCGCTGTTTCTTTGTGACTCTAACGGCAAAGTTTGAAAATACATCCGGTACATCATCTAATTGCTTTCCGGCAGAGACTGAATATCCTAAAAGCAGTGCCATCATTTTTCCATATTGTTCTTTTGGAGTGTATAACGATTGGTCTTTAAATATAACGTGCTGCAATATCCAGTTTGAACACTGATAAATCCTCGCCTCTTTGTTCGTTTCTGTCGGAGTATCTGTGATATTGCAAATATGCCCCTTTTCCTCAACACGTTTATTTACTTCCATCGCTACTCTGTCACCGCCTGCATTCCTCTCAAAATCACATTCCTGCATACCATGTTGCACTATAAGGTTTGCAGAGTTCTCATACTGCTGTTCATAATCTGCTGTGTTGTCACATACGCAATCAACACAGTAATAATCCTCTCCGTACTTGTATAAGCATGGAAGAACAAAATAATCCGTTCCTTTTCCTTTCGTATCACATTGCCCGGTAATCAAGTCCGGTTTCTCAGTCGGAAGATTGAGATAACGTCTGATTTTATCTTCTGGGAACAATAATCCCTCGCGTTCTATTGGCTCCTGCTTAAATAAGCACTTGTAAGAAATATCATCCATGAGATGTGCTTGGTCTAAAAAAAACGAAACCGACATACCGCCAAACTCATACTCAAAATTACTCTCTCCTGTCTGTGGGTCTATGTCTGGCATTGCAATTACTTTTACCCTTGGGTTATTTCCATACTTCTGTATTACACGCCCTATAACATCTAATGTAGACCATCTAGTTGCGTTTAATATTTCTTTGCATGGTTTATCATCTCTATCCACTGTCTTTCTCTGCCTTGCGTCTACAGTGTACGCTCCCCATAATTTTTCAAGCGTGTTTTTATTTAAAGCCTCCTCCAGCTTTCCTATCATGTCATCTACCAGCAAGAATTTTGACGCTCTTACTTTTCCGGCATTTTCAGAACCAACGGATGCAGTTTGCAAAGATGGAAATGCTTTATATTTTCCAACATTAAACTGTTGCATTTTTGCATTGGTAGAGGTTATTCCTAAGTCTGGAAATATCTCATTCCATGTATATTCCTGTGCGTCAGAAACCATCTGGTATACACCATCATAATACATCCGCGTAATATCTCCGCTATGCGAATAAAACAGGCTGTAATCGTATGGAAACCAACCTATTACGGCAGAATTAAAAAATTTTAAAAGCGTTGTCTTTCCTGTCCCGGGAGGCATTGACACACATATTATGTCGTAAATATCATCTATTGCTCCTTGGTATGCCTCTATAAGTCCAAATTTTGCAAATTGTTTTCTTTTCGGTGCATAAAATCTATCTCTTGGCTCTCTTTTCTTCTCCAAATACAGCAAATAGCTGTCTAATATCTTATTCTCTGCCTCACATTTAAGAATCCCATAGTTTGTATCAAGTATTTTGTACCATGTTTTATTTGCAAAAGAATATTTTTCTAAATCCCACAAAGTACCGCCAGTACTTTGCATACAAAATTTCTCTGTAAGCTCTTTTGCCCTTTTTGAAACCTGTAATGCGTATTTAATATCCTTTTCGTCAAACGCCACATTGCAAGCCTGCGCATAAGCGTTTACAAGCTGTTCGTCAATTCCATTCCTACTTATGTATTTTTCATAATCTTTTATGGTGTTTATTAGCTCGATTGATGCCATAAAAAAACAGACGCTCCTTCCCGTAATAAAAAAGAACGCCTGCTCGCGTGTCGCGCATACCTGCTTGTATGTGCCATTAGAAATTTATAGTAATTTTGTTGTTGTCCTTATAATCCTATCATCTTCAACAATCGGTTGATACTTGCTATCTAAAACATTTTGAGTTAAAGTGCAAGTAACTTCTTGCTCCGCAAAAATATCATGTCTGAAATGAAAGTCAATCATTGTTGCTTATTTAACTTTTTCACCATTTATGTAAATCTCCGTACAGCCGCCGTCACTCTCAATTCTGATTTTCGGATTTTCCATTTTCTACCTCAAACCAATTTCTTTTTTGCTACTTCCTTAATCGCTATTCCACTCGTAGTTTTAACAATCTCAACGTCTTTCCCTTTCAGAATGGCATTTCCGATTTTCTCCGCATTGTCGATTATCAAAAGTTTAATTTCTCTGCTTGTCATTCTTCTCTCCCTTTGCAAAGACAATTTTTAGTGCAATAATGATATGTTCCGTAATAATCTTTTTCCGTAAAATGATGTTTGCACCCTTCGCACAAAACACCCGGATTGTATAATTCTTGATGAGTCATTGAGTCTATTTTTTCGTTCAACTCTTTATTTTCGTTTGTAAGTTGCTTTGTCTTGGATTCATATGTAGAAATAATCATTTCCAATTCCTTTATTCTCTTAAATGGTCTCAAAATCATAATCCGTGTATCTCCCTAAGTTTCGCATATCTGTCAGCAAGCGTGTCAATAGTCACCAAAAGCTGATTGATTCTGATACAGTCCGACTGATGCCTATCATCATATTCTGCAACCAGTTTTTTTAACTTCTCGCATTTTGCAGAAAGTTCATCATATTCTTGCTCTTTATCTTCTCGGCATAATCCAATTTCCGAATTAATTTTTTCATTGATTTCCTCAAGAATCTTTACTCGTTCTTGAAACACACAAATTTCTTTTTTCTGTCTTTCCGTCTCATCTTTCAAGTTTTTAATTTTCTCCAAGTTAATCTTATCTTTTCTCTCGTACTTTTCGTTTATCTCTGCTGTAAGTTTCAATAGCTTTCTCAACTGATTATTTTTTTCTGCTAATTCATTTATGCAGTCAATAGAACTCATTATTCTGTTTCCGAATGCAACTTTTATGTCCATACCTGATTTATTCTCCTTTTTTGCTCTCGTTGCTGCCATTCTCCCGGATAAAATACAGCCCGTCCAACTTTAAACCGTTTTGCCATACCATCCTGCACCACTTTCTGAATGTCGGTCTTGATACTCCTAATTTCACTGATGCTTTCGTCAGGGACAACTCGCAGCGCATTGCCGCGTTATATATTTCCGTAAATTCCTTTTTCCCGACCTTTTTCCCATCGTAATAATTGGGATGGTCTTTTTGAAAACTATTTCTTGCCATAGCTGGTCTCCTATTCTTGGATATCTTTCCCAGTTATCAACTCACTGTACGGCAAATCCTCGATAAAATCACAAAACATTTGCCAATCTACAAGCCTGTGTTTTCTTCGCTGCCGATAAATCGTCTTTAACTGTCTGTAGTTTGTTGTCATCCTTGCTGTCAGTTCAAATCCGCTAGGAATGTTATACAAAAGCGTCAGATAGTCCTCTTTGCTTTTGGTTTCATTGTACTTGTCTTTCAAATCTTCCAGAACGGAAATGATTCTATCGTCAACATATTTGTTACACATCTTCCGTATATTCATTACGGCTATTTTGTGCATACTGGATTGACTGCTGACAAAATCTATAAAATGATACCTTTGCAACTCAACCCATGCTTTGTTGCTGAATGTCAAATCAAACTGTACGATTATGCCGTTTAGGAAATTATCATGTCCGGTTCCCGTCTCACATTGCGCAAGATTCTTTATCGTGTTGGTTATTTCGCCTGTCAATATACTTGTATCTGTCGCTTTCGGGTACTTACTCGCCTTGAAACTTTCATGTATTCCGTAAACCTCAACATTATCTACCTTTGGCATTTTCAATCCCTCCGCCTAGTATTCGACAATCCCATCTGCTAACTTTTTCAGATATTCTATGTTGTTTGCAAAATGTGTTATGTGATAATCAGTGCCTTTATTGTGTTTTCGTCTGAAATGTTCTAACACCATAATTTCCAGTTCGCTGTATTCATTGTCTCCCTTTTTCCTATCTGCCACATTTCCAAAATGGTCATGTTCATCATCTCTTATAGCCACAAGTTTTAAAAATACATCTTCCAAAGTATCATTTACCAATATCGGGTGAACTTTTCCTGTCAACTCATTGTATTTTTCCATGTATAACCTAAAAGCATTGCATATGTTCTCTGTTTCCGTATCAGTCGCATCATACTGACCTACAATGCAATTAAATCTATGCACCATATCTGCTTGCAGTTCCAACAACTCACTTCTGCTTTTCTTCCTAGGAGGTTTTGGCACTGGCTTTTTGGGAGAAAAAGTATCTACCTTTACTTTATCCTCGTCAGAGGGTAAAGTGTTTACCTCGTTAATCTCTGTATTGTAATCTCTGTTATTATTATATATATTATATATATTATTATAAGGCTCTGTCACATTGTCTGTTTCCATTCCGTCATTTTGTCTGTATCGTGATGAATCATTTTCTTCTGGAAGTTTATCTTCTTGTTTTTCATCTTCTTCCCCTGTGACCTTTTTAAGCAATTTTTCGAGTTCATCATCGTTTATTGTGTACCAGTTAGGTCTTTTGGTTCTGATTTCGCTATAATCTCCAACAATGATAATATTTCTTTCTCTCAAAGACTTAAAAGCCCTCTCAATTGTTTTCTCTGAGAAGAACGGAAAATTATCTTCTTTCCATTGTTTCATGGAATTATATACCCAGTATTTACCATCTCGGAAATTTATGTTTTCAACTTCGTTGTGTTCAATCCAGTAATAAACTTGTCTCAAAACGATAGTTTCATTCAAGCCTATTTCTGTTGCTAATTGTGTGTTTACTGGTATGTTGTTCTTGCTAGAAAATAACAGTTTTGCATATTTAGTCATTGTTCGCACCTCCTACTTGCATTTCCTACACTTATAAAAACAACGGACAGGCAGTGTAGGAGTCTGCTTTTCGGGAGCTACCCTATTCCGTTGGTTTTACCATTTTGTTCATTGCCAAGAGTTAATAGAATGCCTCTGTTACCTTGTATTTTCGTTTTCTTGGGTGTTTTGCGTCCTCGATTGAGAATTTATCGTCTGTGAAAGAAAAGCGACTTAAATTGGCTTATACGGCTTTCTCAACCGTAATGCAAGAATATCTATCTGAATTGATTGTGTTTTCCATTGCCTCAACCGGATTGTATCCAAGATTCTGTAAAATCTGTTTGAATACCGTTACGGACTGTCCGCTTGCAAGCTGCACGCCCTTCCGACTGCTATCCGCATGGAATACATCATGTCTGCTGTTCACATTCCAGAAGATGATGTTTGGAATCACATAACCGTGTTTTGCAAACTTCGCTGCCATCTTGTCATAAAAGCTCCAGTCCTTATTACCGCAACGGTCAATCTCCATGTCTGAAATAACAACAATCGCTTTCGGCATTTCCTCTGGCGCAACGTGATTATCCTCTGCAATCTCTAAAACTCTATCAAATGCGGCTTTTAAATCAGTGTTCATTCCCCACTTTGCTTTACCCACATTACGGATTTTCTGTTTAAGCGTTTCGCCTTTCAGTATAACTGTTTCAGGTTCACCAGAAAATGTCATAAACAGGTTGTGGTATGCCCCTGTGTTTCTCTCTGCAAAATAGATTGCCAATCCGATAGATGTTGCCATAGGTCTACCATACATGGAACCGGACACATCTGCCATAATCAGTGCATTTGTGCCTTTCTCCACATAATCCGGCAGTGCTTTCCACTGCGCCTCTAACACTTTGCTGCTCTCATTTCCGTACATGAATTTTTCAACGATGTCATATGGAAACAGTGTAGAGGCGTTAATCTTCACTTCGCCTTTTTCTGCCTTATTGATAAAATCAGAGAAACGCTGTTCATCATGTTTCATAAATGCCTTGCGGTAAATCATCATTGCCCTGCTTGGGACTTCTGAATATTTGATTTCATCCCAACGTCCGGCAGACATAAGGCTTTCTACAACACCAATCTGTTTTCTCATGTTGCGGACAATGCGCTTGAAGTTATAAACGGGATAACCAAGTTTCTGCGCCGTCAAAATACCCAGCTTTCTTGTCGCCGGTGAGCTTGCGTCTGCGGTCTTAATCCACTTTGCAAGCAGGGAAATGGCGTTTCCATCGTTCATATTTTTTAAGTCTTCCTCAAACTGCTTTTTCATTGCAGCCCACATATCAGATTCCAACGGAGTGCCAATGAGCTCATACATATCATCATATCGCCCAAATACGCCAATCAAATCAAGGTTCGGTCTGATTGCCTCAGGGTGCTTTTCTGACATATACCGGATAAGCGTGCGGAATGTCTTGCGTTCACCAAGACCGCCTCTAATATCCCTCGCATAAAACACAATCTTTGTTGCAAAAATGGCATCCTGCTTGTATGCCTCTGCAAACAATGTTTCAATTCGGTTTGTGTCTGCATCTCTCAATGCTCCGATTGTGCCGAACAGGTCTAACAATGCATTACTCGTGGTATTCAACGCCACCGCACCGTTTTCCGTCCGTGTAAATTTGTTTTCTTCTCTCATTGCCTCTGAAAAATTCATATTTTCTCACTTTCCATGACACATTTGACACAATATTCGACTGATTGTTTTTAAATTGCTGTTAGTGCCACTATTTTTACAGGACGCTTATGGTTTTTTATGGTTTTAAGATTAGCAGTCTTATCCAAAAAGTTGCTGTATGCGTCCCATAAAGTTATGACGATTTCTTTTACTTGTAACGGTCAAACTTCTTTTCATTTCTTGGCAAAACAAGAGGAATTGCAGTAATATCATCGAAACTACTTTTCATTCATTTCTCTTTACTGCCCTAGTGCATCCTTCAACACGCTTGCTATGGTTTGGATTTACACCAAACATGAGATTCCGTATCTGACGCGGCACTTGTTTCCAAGGACAAAGGATTTCTTTTCTCGATACGGATTTATTGGTGGAGGCGTACTATCTGCTTTACCCGCGTTTTCCAAGAGCCTACTCACGCACCATTCTCTACACCTTAAATAGTGTCTACTTATTCCACCACATAGCAAAGTATGATTTTCTTTTGCGAACGTCATACTGCGTCCTCACCCTTTTCTACACTTGGTAGATAGGTAACGCAGATATCAGGATTTGAACCTGAACAACGATTTTACTCGTTGGAGAGATTAGCAATCTCCTGTGATACCATTACACCATATCTGCTTATACGGCTTTCAATATTTCGGTTTGTCAATAAATGTAATGCGTGCGGCAGGAATTGAACCTACGTTTCCAACAGTGCCAGATTATGGCAGATGATGTTTCCATCGCACACGCATCAATCAAATTGAAAGGAGAACATATACGCCTGCCAAGCGGTTTTATAGTCTTGTCTGACTTGCCTTTTCGGCACCTAGGATAAATCCCCTATTTCCCCGGGAATCGCCAAAGGCATACATACCGCTACCTGAGCGGACGGGCAATCCATGGAGTCGAACCATGGTCTTTTAGAAAATTCTAACGTGCACCATACACCAATCGCCGCCATTCAATTTAGGAGACAAAATCATGAAAGCAAAACAGCCGTAACTGGACTCGAACCAGTGCTTACAGGAGTCAAAATCCTGTGCCTTATCCATCTTGGCAATACGGCTAATTATTTTTTTCTCTTTCTTCCTTGAGTGCCTCAATCTCAAATTCCAGAAATTGTTTTGCTTTGCTCAAATCCTGTATGATGTCATCTTTTCTTCCGGCTCTTGCAATGTATTTTACTGCCGAACCAAGATTAAAATTTAATCCCCATTCCCTAATCACATCTTTAGGTTCATATTTGCTATAACAATAATGTGATGGGTGAGATATATCGTCAGATATATTTCTTGTTATGGTCATTTAATCAACTCCTTACATTTTCATCAAAAATGTTGCACTTTTCGGCAAGTCAGCTGCATATTTCGCTATAATTGGCTTAAGTTTTTCACAAAATTCAGCCATTGCAGAAAAATATTTTGCTTGGTCTGCCATGTCCATTTCATTTATACGAATTTGTGACAAAGCATTTAATATATCTAATATTTCTTGCATTATAATCCCTCCGTTGTAAAACCATTTATATCACTTCCAAACAATTCTACAGCAATATCATAATTTGTTTGGGTTTTCATTTCTGTTGTTTTTATATTATTTATTGCTGTATTTTTAATTGTCATTTATATAGTTCCTATAGCCTTATAAATTATGGTGTATGAATTATCTTTTGTTGAATAATAAATATATAATATTATAAGGGGCTTTTTGCTTTTGTCGGAATTTGAGGGACTAAGTAGGGCGTGCTCTGGTGGTGCTCACAAACCCCCACACCCCATCCGGCTGCACTGATTAGCATTCATGTATTGAGACTGCTAATATTGTTTATCATTCTTGATATTTTAACACAATTCCTTTCAAATCGTGGCAACTATGCGAAGAACAATAGTTTTGCGCATAGTTAAAAGCCTTTCAAAGTCTGGAAACCCTTTATTTTACGGTGTTTCTAAATTATCTACAATTTGCAAACAATTTTCATTGCCCCTTGCGCGCATCTCATCATGAAATAGTGACATATTTCCGCACAATTTAGGCAGCTCCGACGCGCTCAAGGCTTGACGCTTGGACTGCTCCCGGACACCCGGCATATTCAACTGGAAGTCCCAATTACCGACCGCGATACTTCCGGTGACATTGCCGTTGTCATACGTCTTGTCTTTGATACAGTCCAATCTATTGGACTGTAATTTTTTCCATATCGACCTATAAGGGCTACTTGGCTCCTCATCCTTCCAGTCGTCAATAGTCTCAGTCCTTGCATTTATAAAATAACTAAAAGCTACCGTACTAGGTAATTTATAATAATAATCACTAATAAATAAATAATAATCACAAAGAATATTCAATACTTTATAATTATATCTAATAGTGTTATTATATCTTTCTTTTAAAATACTATTATCAGGAAATACCCGTTTACCAACCATGCGCAAAGCAGCCTTCCAAATGCGCTGACCTTCTTTGCGTAAATCGTCGACACCAAGAGCAGCGCGCGCCTCATCAAGTGCGGTTTGAAAATCATCTTCAAAAATTTCAATTTCCCCAATTTTTACGATTGCCGCCACCTGCCGCCACCTGCTTTCTTTTCTGGAATATAAATAAAAAATCCTAGCTATGCCATATATATATCATTTTGGCAAATAGCTAGGCTGTACATACCTTTGTCAATTTTTGTAAGTGTAAATATTAAAAATTCAATTATTGGAATTTATTATAAATTATATTTTATCTTTTGTCAACCAATATATAAAATACATCCCATTATCATATTATATATATTTATAAATGGGCGTATAGATTGTATTGCTTTGGAATTTTGGCAGGAAAAAAGCCGCGCGCGGCGGCTATTCCTGATTTTTATTAAATTTCAAAATTGACGCTTGAGCCAGTGCAAACACCTTTGACGCATCTTCTGATGATTCTTTCATAAGCGTCTGTTAAGCTCTGGTGCCCCGGCTCACCCTGCCACTTATTAGCGATTGCATCCAGCCCGAACAAATTCACAAAAATGCTGTCTATGAAATCCCACATAGACGATTGATTGACCGCGCCGGAGATGTCAACGCGCAAATCCGTGTTGTAACCGTTCAAAAGTCTAATCGCTTTTACCATCTCTTTTGTTAATTCGTACTTCATAACTCCCACCATTCAGCCTATCGGCTGCCCTTTCTTTATTTGATATACTTATTATATCCTATTATTAGGATAATGTCAACAGCTTTTTTAATAATATTTTATTTTTTCCTCATCAGTCGGGACCACTTCCACAATGTCGCCCGGCTGGAGCCTGCACATTATACAAATTTTGTTTAGCGTCTCCAGCGTGATACTTTTGCCCGCCTTTATATTCTGCATAGTTTGCTTTGACAAAAGATTGTCACGCTGAATTCTGGTTTGATTGAATCCTTTTTTTTTCAGCTCAGCGAATACATCTATTTTGTATCTTATCATTTTACCACCCCTTTCTTTTTTTAACATGATACTACAGTAGTCTTTAAAAGTCAATAAAAATAATTCTAAAAATAGGGTAAAAATATATTGACATTATCCTATTATTAGGATATACTATACTTATCAAATAAATAAGGCGCCGGACATCCTGACAAGACCCTCCAGCGCCACCAATCAAGAAAGGACGGTAAACGATATGAAGATTGAAACAATTAAAACTTATCTTGAAAACAAAATAACAGATAGTTGGTATGCGAACGCTGCCATTGATTACGGCGTAAACGGAAAATTCCTTGATGCTGAAATAACCGGAAATAATTTGAAAATCATCTGGGAGGAAATGGGCGAACGCTTTGAATATGTAGTTAGTTGGTTTAATGATTACACATTAGAGCAAATATATAACATTTGGATGGAATTAGCATAGTCGAAACGCCTTCGGGCGTCTGGGACAGGGTGGCAACCTTCCCACTGATGAGACAAGCCAAAAAGAAAGAGAGGGCAAAAAAATGATGAACTGGAAAATAATCACAACAATTCAAGCAAGCAAATTTGAAAAGCCTTTTGTAAAAGAGATTGCACAATTTGAAACATTTACAAATGCCGAGGACTTTTTGAAATTAGTAATCCCAGAAGAAACAAGGGAGAGATTTAGAATTGAACATATCTAAAACATAGCAAGGTCAGACGGTGACGGCTCCGGGGTTCGACTCCCCGGATTGCTTTTTCCCAAATTAAGCAAAAAAGAAAGGTTAAAAGGTGAATTTTATGAGCTTTAAAAATGCAAAGGAAGAATTAAAAAAAGAGGTATCAAGCACAAAATACTTTACGAAGTCCGTGTTTACCATGATACAGGTGCAAAGACATTCTGATAAAAATTTTGATGTCTCAGAAATCGCAAAAACCGATTTTTACACAAAAAACGGCGGCGCATATTGTGAATTGCTTTACATTCTGGCTGTATGTGACCCGGTATAATTTTAAATAAAAATATAAAAGGGCGGCACTGTCTGCCCTTTTTGCCTTGACAATTTGCAGGTGTCGCGCTATTCTGAATGTATATATACATGCTTGGTTTTTGCGCCTATCTTTAAGGCAGACACACGCGGCACTTTTGTGCCTGAATTGTACGGAATTTTGCGCCAAATTGCGCCCGGATTTAGTGGTGGAAGTATGCCCGGAATAGTCGCGGTTGCGGTATACTTCTGTGCCATGAAAGGCAGCCGGAGCAGTGACCCGGTGAGAATCTGGAGCAGTGGCGGCGTGGGGCATCAGTGGGGGGAGCATGAGTAGAAATTTTTTTCACAGCCAAATTTACCCCCGAAAAATTTTTCGTGCATTTTTTCCGAGAATTTTTGAAAATCCAAAAAATTTTTAGTACGCAGAAATTCTAGTACGCAAATTTTTTTCACAACAAATTTTAGGGGCGGCATCTTTTTTGTGCATTTTTTCTTGGAAAATTTAATTTTCAAAATTTTCGTTAGTACGCGACTTTTCCAGTACACAATCCAAAAATTCATTGAACCTTTTGAGCATTTCAAGTGCAAGTTCTTCCTGTTCTTCTTTTATGGACTTTTCACCGCTCATGATGCAACTCTCCTTAATCTGTAAAATATTTCATCTGCTGTTCCAATGATTTCATGTCCGAACCGAGACATAATGTCGCAAACAATTTCCTCTTGCTCCACAGACAGATTTATTCCGTATGCAAACATGGCACTGTGGCATATCTCATGGATTAGACATTTTTGGAATTGTGCATCAGTCAGATTGTCCGCGATATAGATTGTCTGACATGAATTGTCGCACACTCCTATCGTCCTGCTACCATCACTACGTCTTAATATGCCGCTGTGACTGTCCACAAGCCTTATTTTGAATCGTTTTCCGTTTATCTGATACATTTATACATACCTCGCATATAAAAGTGCCTTAAATGGCAAAATAAAAGGACTGCTAACCGTATATGGCTAACAGTCCTTTTTGTTAAAATATTTCTCCTGCCATTTTCAACATTTCTTTAGCCTTTGCCATGAATGAGTTGTCGGCAAGGTATTCAAGACCTTTTAGCGTTATTTGTGGTTTAATCGGCTCAATTATGTGCCGATAAATATCTTCTGCTGTTTTTGATATTACTAAACCTTTGATATAACCCTCGTCTTGCATGAGAATTAACAGTTGTTCCCATTTGTTATATGGGATTTTCAAGGATTCCGCTGATATGGATTGTACGGAAAATTCTTCATTTCCCATATTTTTCTCCAATTCGCGCAATATTTTATAAATCACCTTGAAGTTATCCACACGACCACCTCATTCTTCTCCTATCCTTTTTTCTTCCTCGTTTGCTCCGCTACAGTATTTATGTATTCCGTTGCCAGCTCTGATAATTCTGGGAAATAATCAACAACGTCAGCAATACGTTTCGGTTGACATCCTCTTTCCTGTTCGTATATTTTTATTGCAGCGTCTAAATCGTATTCGGCTTTAAGCCTTATAAGAATCCAATCGTATATCGTTTCCATTGGAACCTTATATGCCTGTCGCAAAAATTCAAGTATCATTCCGTTCCTGTCGCACCATCTCTTTGTTTTTGGCAAAAGAGTGTTGCTTGTCTTGTATTTCATATCTGCTATTTGATATGTCGACTCTGACATTTCTTTGGCTCTGAAATAGCTGTTGACAAGTTCCCTCTGGACTGTCCATGACAAATCATCGGTGAACGACTTGACAATCATAAGGTAGCCTGTTTCGGTAATAAGCATTGCTTGACGTGCTTTTGTAGAAAAACCAAAATCTTTGTGAGTACGAATTTCGTCCCCGCAAATTTTGAAGTAGTCAACACCATCAACAAAATGCTTTCTGTTTTTCTGAAAACTTCTCTTTGCTGTCCCATCTGGTCTACCATGTACCTCATCAATGTCTTTGAATGTCACAACTCGCTGACCATTCCAATACTTCACTTGCGGCAACGTCATTTTCTGTATCGTTAATTCATTCACTATGAATACACCACCTTTCAGATAGTCGGGATATAGGAACCGTCAATAATTCCTATCGCCAGTTTCATACCCTGTACTCCAAAATGATGTACGCAATCGGTAACACAATCGTTTAATTCTTCTTCAAATTCGCCATACATCTCATCACTGAGCAGCCCTTTCAGTTTTGTAAGAAACGGCTCAAAGTATGTTTCAAAATCCTCTGTGTCAAGAATCTGTGTGCTAAACGCTAAATCTAAAAATTTGTCCATATAATACCTTCCTTTCTTTTTGCTTGCTTTTCCCTAGAAAGAATGGTACTATAATAATGTAGACATCCTTTCTAAGGTTGTTTCGGTTTAGAGAGTTGTTTTCGTTGGTAGCGGTGCAACTCTCTATTTTTTTGTAACTTCATTGTAAACCAAATCAATACCTTTTCTGATAATGTCAGCTTTTGTCATTCCTGTTTTTTCCGAGCAGTAATTAAGTTTTTCCAATTCATCATCAGTAAGCCGTATTCGCGTATCGTTCCTTTTTGGATTTTTTGAAGGCGGTCTGCCTTTTGCTGGAGAAATATTATCACTCCCTTTCTTTTTTTTGGTTACACATTTATATTAAATGGTTACACAATAAAAGTCAACCCCATTTTCAAATATTTTCAAAAAGTTTCTGTTAGCCATATTCAGTTATCAAGGTTCAAACTAATAAAATTCACAAAAGAATATTTTTATTCCATTTTGAATATTTTTATGCTATAATCAAATAGTCGCTTGTTGTTGTAATAATTGGAAGCCTATTACAACAGAAAGAGGCGTTTGGTAGTTGGAGCCAAACGCCTTCTTTTTTATCAAGCCATCTTCTGTTGCAAAGCACTTATCCGGGCGCGCATCATTGTTTTTTCTGCATTGTCCAGTGTTCCCCATAGCATTGTCAGTTCGTTCATTAACTCCTTGGTAAATCCGTCAAAGTTCTCCTGCGTCTTTTCCTCATGATACTTCTGACGGGCTTTCTCGGTTTTGCTCATTTCCTGCTCCATGGGTTCCGTGTAGTATCTTACACCTTTGCTTTTGACATCCATGTCACGGAAGTATTCCGCAGAATGCTCCTTGAACATCTCCGGTGTCATGCGGTATTCGCCCTCTTTCATTTCTTTTGCGATGATTGCATTATATTCAGCCTTACACAAGTCTTTTATCATATCCACCACCGCGCCGAGTTCATCTGTGTTCACGCATTTAATGTCCTGCGACAATTCATTACAAGCAGCCTCTGTCAGCGTTTCAATCATGGAGTGTATTCTTTCAATGTGCATATCCATCCCACCTTTCTACACTCCGCTGACTCTTACCGCTGTAAGGTTGGCGTTCTGTAAGCTGATAGCTTGCGCTGATGTGTTCATAGCTGTGATAACTGCGCAACATGGAGCACATACACGCACAAGACATTCTGTTGACACGCTGTTAAAGCTGTTTAATGTTCCGGGTGTAGAAGTCATTTTCGTGCCGGGGATGGGTTCTCCATCAATCGCAAGTGCCATACTTATAGCTCCAGCTGTCCCGGTTGATGGAACTGCAATGTCTCCACTAAAAGAAATTTCATAAATTCCGGGCTTTGCAAGTGTAATCTGCGAACTACCCTCTCTGTGTCTTTCTGCTCCACAACCGCTTTTCAATGCAGTTGTTGGAAATAATGCCGCGCCGTTTGCGCTAATTGTCTGCGGTGCTACCGCTAAAATCTCTATCATAGTTATATCCTCTCTTTCTTTTGATTTTTAACTCGGCTTTAACTCGTTATAACAAATTAAAGGGCAAGCCTAAATTTTAAGCCTGCCCTAAATCCCACAAAACTACTGATTTTCAGCAGACATATCCGACTTAATTTCAGATAAGATGTGTAGTATTTTGTTTTGGTTTTCCAGAATCTTACTCAGGTACTTCCTGTCCTGCACTTGCAACTCCGACATAATATCATCGTTATTGCTCTGCTGTTGGTTTTCTTGAAAATTTGCTACCTGCATAGCAAAGCCAGCAATAGCAAGCACATCAAGAAATTCCAGTCCGTTACCATTATTGTTCATTATACGCAGCCGCAATTTCCACTGTTGAAATACGGATTATATCCGGCAGTGTACGTTGTTGCGCTTGGATAACGCACTACGCCGCAAAGGGCACTCTGCAACTGCAACTGGTTAATCTGATTCTGCATATCAGCCATACGGTTTCCTGTAATCGCATCAAGAATCTTCTGCGTGTTGTTATTCTGTGACTGAATAATCTCGCAAGTTTCCTGCGCAGAATTAAATCTGCTCTGCATGATTTCTTTTTGCGTCTCGCAGCAACACTGCTGTGCCTGTGCCGCTGCTGCATTTGTAGCAGCTACGCCATTAGCAAAACCTGTGCACAAATCTCTCTGCAAAGCATTCATCTGTCCAAGCTGGTCATAACCAAGACTTGAGATACCATCTCCAAGTCTGTCGAGTTTGCCGACAACATTCTGATTGTTGAATCCTGCCTGCATCTCCTGCTGTGTCAGCGCGTTACCTCCGGCATTATTGCCGAAGCCTCCACCGCCAAAAGCAAAGAAAATTACAAACAGAATAATGAACCATGCGCCCATTCCGCTGCCTAAACCATCATTGTCTTTGGTTACGGCAGCAATGTCTGATAAACTCATTCCATCTGAAAACATATTAGTTTCCTCCTATTTGTTGATTTATTTACAAATAGGGAACGCGTTTTTGTTGTCCGGACAAAACCCTAATATGTACTATTTATTTCATACCGAATTGGTTTTTAAATTTCTGAAATTCAGTGTCAAAATCCATTCCGCGACTCTGCGCTATGTTTCGCCCGAATTGCTCTATGCCGTTTATGTCTCCACGATTTATCATATCAAGAACATTGTTTGCCTGTGGAGTATTCGACTGTTTCAGCCTATTCATTGCCTGCTGGTACATCATCTGCATTGGATTTAACATTTTTTGTCGCCCTCTTTCCTGTGATTGACTTTTCCATAGTTTCAAGTTTATTCATAACTTCATCAAACCTAGCTGTGAATGCGTCTGATAGGTCAGATTTCAATTTTTCCTCGCTTGTCGATAAAATATCCGAGTTTTCGCTTTTATCGTCTAAAATCGCCTTATACGAGGTCACTTTGATTAGACCGTCGTTTCCCCAAAACCTTTTCTGGATTTCTGAGCCGTCAGATTTGATAAATACCGCTCCCATATTGTCCATTGGAACATCATTGGCTGTAATGTTTGCAAAATCATCCACAATACGTCCGTTCAATGTTCCAGACATTTGCGCCGGAGACATACCGTATTGCGGATATTGCTGTTCCATCTGAGCAAGTCTCTGCTGTGCGTTCATCATTGGATTGTATACATTATTTTGATACATTTGCTGTTGTGGATAATAAGGATTGAACATCGGCATACTGGTTCTCCTTTACAATCTGCTCTAATACATCGTCAAATACGTGTACGGCTGTTGCCTGAGTACCTATGGGTATTTTGTGCATCTCAGGATGCAGGAATATTTTTTCCAAAACACTATCGTTTAGCATCTCTTTCACTTCCTTTATGCTTAAATTTTTGCACAAAAAAAGACGGTCGAACCGTCACAAAGCAATAACAAATCAGTATTAAAACCGTAAAACATTGAATAAAACCCAGCCTTTTCCGCGTTTTCCGCTATCTATATTCGCTCCCGTCAATATAGATAGACGAAAATATTCGATAAATTAAAAAGTGATAAATCGAATTTCTATGTTATCACCCG